GATAACTAAAATACACGATTGGTGGCAACAAGCACCAATGGTGTTGAGATATTTACACACTGACCTAATCAACGAATGGCCTGATCCGTGGGAATTGATTGCCGAAAACACCTATTGCAGCCTTGCAAAGTGTTTGGGAATGTGTTATACTATTCGTATGCTAGATAGGCAAGATATACACAACCTTTGTATATCAGAAGTTAATAATAATGATTATATAGTCCAAGTTAACAATGGATTATATACAATGAATTGGAACGTGGATAGTGTAGTAAATATGACACTTGAAGATAAAAGTAAAATAACCAAGAACATAGACTCTGCTGTGTTTGTAGACAAGATTCGATAGAAAGGCCCCCAAATGACAATTCAGGTTACTAAACGCGACGGAAGCAAAGAAGCATTAGACATTGAAAAATTACATAAAGTTGTTATGTGGGCAACAGAGAATATAACAGGAGTAAGTGCAAGCCAGGTTGAAATAAGCAGTAACGTACAGTTTTATGATGGCATCACCAGTACTGATATACAAGAAACACTTATAAAAAGTGCCGCTGATTTAATATCAGAAGAAACACCAAACTATCAAACAGTTGCTGGTAGACTTATTGTATATCATATTAACAAAATGGTTTATGGTGGTGCAACGCCGTGGCATATTTACAAACTTGTAAAGCACAATGTTGAAAAGGGTTTCTATGATGCAGAACTGTTAAGTGAATACACTGAAGAAGAATGGAATACCATCAATGGTTGGGTCAAACATGATCGTGATGAACAACTAACATATGCGGCCATGGAACAGTTTCGCGGCAAGTATCTTGTGCAAAATAGAGTTACAAAAACACTCTATGAAACACCACAGATGTGTTACATGCTTATAGCGGCCACACTATTTCAAAACTATGATCGCAAGAACAGACTGCGTTACGTAAAAGATTACTATGATGCTATTTCAACACATCAAATAAGTTTGCCAACTCCAGTGATGGCTGGTGTACGTACACCACAAAGACAGTTTTCAAGTTGTGTACTGATTGAAGCTGATGATAGTTTAGATAGTATAAATGCAACTGCAAGTTCAATTGTAAAATACGTTTCACAAAAAGCAGGCATTGGTATAAACGGTGGACGTATTAGAGCATTAGGGTCACCAATACGTAATGGCGATGCTTACCATACTGGTGTTGTGCCATTTTATAAAATGTTTCAAGCGGCTACACGCAGTTGTAGCCAAGGCGGAGTGCGTAACGGAGCGGCAACACTTTACTACCCACTTTGGCATCTAGAAGTTGAAGACTTACTGGTACTGAAGAACAACAAAGGAACTGAAGACAACAGAGTTCGACACATGGACTATGGTGTGCAGTTTAACAAACTAATGTACGAACGTTTAATGAGTGGTGGAGATATTACATTGTTCTCTCCAAATGATGTTCCAGGCTTGTACGATGCATTCTTTGCTGATCAAGATAAGTTTAGAGAACTATACGAAGCTGCTGAACGCAAAACAAGCATACGTAAAAAGAAGATAAGTGCCACAGAACTGTTTAGTGCTTTTATGCAAGAAAGAAAAGATACAGGCAGAATATACTTACAGAACGTGGACCATGCTAACGAACACAGTAGTTTTAAAACTGACTTAGCACCAATCAAGCAGAGCAACTTGTGTTGTGAAATTGACTTGCCAACCAAAGCCTTAAATGATGTTAACGACCCTGATGGTGAAATAGCATTGTGTACATTGAGTGCTATCAATTGGGGTAGTTTCACAAATCCACAAGATATGGAAAAGGCATGTACACTTGCAGTACGTGGGCTTGATGCATTGCTTTCATATCAAAACTATCCAATATTAGCTGCACAGTTAGCAACTGAAGGTAGACGTCCGCTTGGTGTTGGTATTATAAATCTTGCATATTTTCTTGCAAAAAATGACGTAAGTTATAGCAATCCAGATGCACTTAAATTGGTTGATACTTGGGCACAACACTGGAGTTACTATCTTATAAAAGCCAGTGCCGACTTGGCAGAAGAATTTGGTGCTTGTCCGCTAAACAACGAAACAAAATACTCAGATGGCATACTGCCAGTTGATACCTACAAAAAAGATATTGATGAACTAGTAGTGCATGTTGATGAAGTTAATTGGACTGGCTTAAGAACACAACTTAGAAAGACCGGAATACGTAATAGTACACTAATGGCACTGATGCCAGCAGAAACATCTGCACAAATATCAAACAGTACAAATGGTATTGAACCACCAAGAGCATTTGTTAGTATCAAACAAAGCAAGGACGGAGTACTGAAGCAGGTTGTACCAGGATATGCACGTTACAAAAACAAGTATGAGCTACTATGGGATCAGAAATCACCAGAAGGTTACTTGAAGATTATGGCAGTATTACAAAAGTATATCGATCAAGGAATAAGTGTAAACACCAGTTACAACCCTCAACATTTTGAAGATGAAAAGATTCCAATGAGTACCATGTTACAACATTTATTATTGTGTTATAAATATGGACACAAACAACTCTATTACTTCAACACCTTTGACGGTGCAGGAGAAATAGACATTGACAAAATGAACGAAACACAACAACAAGACATAACTATCGAAGAGCCAATGTACGAAGAAGCCTGCGATAGTTGCACCATATAGGAACCTCAATGAGTGTACTGAATACAGCCAATAGAGATCACACAACCAGCCTTGCATTTTTAGATCCAGCAGGTGGAGTCGGGATACAACGTTATGATACTCTAAAGTATCGACAGTTTGACAAATTAACTGACAAGCAGTTGGGTTTTTTCTGGCGTCCAGAAGAGGTAGATGTACTGCGTGATGCCAAGGACTTCAAAGAACTAACTGCAAATGAACAACATATTTTTACTAGCAATCTAAAAAGACAAATACTTTTAGATTCCGTGCAAGGTAGAGCACCAATCGAAGCATTTGGTCCTATTGTCAGTTTGCCTGAGCTAGAGAATTGGATTATAACCTGGACATTTTCAGAAACCATACATTCAAAAAGTTACACACACATAATCAGAAACGTTTATTCAAATCCGAGCAAAGTTTTTGATGAAATGATGGACATACAGGAAATCATTGATTGTGGCGATGACATTACTGCATTCTATGATGATCTCATTGAAAGTTGTAGTTATTATAACTTGCTTGGTGAAGGTACTCACACTGTGAATGGTAAAAAGATAGTTGTTGATTTGTATGAACTAAAAAAGAAACTTTGGACCTGTATAGCAAGTGTAAACATACTGGAAGGTGTACGTTTCTATGTCTCATTTGCTTGTAGTTGGGCATTTGCTGAACTGAAGAAAATGGAAGGTAATGCTAAGATTATTAAATTTATTGCACGTGATGAAAATGTTCATCTAGGTTCAACACAACAGTTGATGAAGTTGTTGCCAAAAGATGATCCTGATTTTGTAAAAATTGCAAAAGAGTGTGAACCAACAGTGATAAAAATGTTTGAAGATGCAGTTGATCAAGAATGTGCATGGGCAGACTATTTGTTTAGAGATGGATCAATGATAGGACTTAATGCACAGTTGCTCAAAGAATATGTACAGTGGATTGCAAATAAACGTATGACTGCCGTTGGAGTTCCTAGCAGTTACAAAGGTGCAAGCAACCCACTTCCATGGACACAGAAATGGATCGCTGGTGGCGATGTACAGGTTGCTCCGCAGGAAACAGAAATAACCAGTTACGTAAATGGCGGAACAAAACAAGACGTTGATAATAATACATTTAAGGGGTTTAGTTTATGAGTGTAGTAGTATATACAAAAGATTTGTGCGGCTATTGTGATGCGGCAAAAAGTCTTCTAAGAAAAATGAATGTTCGTTTTAACGAAGCAAAAATTGGAATTGACGTAACTAGAGAAGAGTTGCTTGAAATTGCTCCTCATGCACGTACTGCACCACAAATTGTAATCAACAACAAGGTTGTTGGTGGATACGACGACTTAGTTGAATACATCGAAAATACAGGATGGAATGGCTCCGGATACTAATTAACTAGTAACTCTGGAGGACATATGTTAGAAGCAAACAAAACTTACTCATTGCGTCTTAGTGATAGCAGTGAAATTATCTGTAAAATTGTTAGTACAGATAGCAACGAAACAATCATATCCAGTCCATTTAGTTTAATTCCAACACAACAAGGTGTGCAACTTTTGCCTGCAATGATGAGTGCAGATGAGACAAAAAATGTGACCATAAATACAAATAACATTACAATGTACACTGAAACAAATAAGGATATAGTTGCAAGCTATATACAAGCAAGTACAGGCATTGTAACACCAACAAAAGGTATACTAAAAGGATAAACATGCCAGGAGCAGTAAGAATAGGCGATGTTAATGCAGGAGGCGGAGCAGCTACAGGTGCTGGCGCAGTTAGTGTGTTTATTAACGGTAGAGCCGCATGTTTGGAAGGAACTTCTGTGACTGCCCATCCTTGTTGTGGAGCACCAGGTTGTAGTAAACATTGTAATGCAAAAACCACCAAAGGATCCACCAGTGTTCTTGCTACTGGCAAACCAATTAACTACGTAGGCTCTCCAGATACTTGTGGACATACAAGACAAAATGGAAGCACTGACGTTATGATACCGGCAGGTTAATATGTCCTGCGGTGGTTCAGTTACAGGTCCTGTTTTAACAGCTGGTGCAGGTATGGTTGCAGAGGTTGGAGGCAATCCAATCGAATCAACAACAGGTGTTCCTAATAATATAACAGATCCAGAAACAGGTTTAACTGGTGATTCATCAATGTCTGCATTGACAACAAATCAAGCAGCTTATCAGTCAAAAACTGCACCAACAAAGTTAACTGGCACTCTTACCAAAGTAGCCACACTTCCAGCAAGTTATCAAAACACATTCAGTAACATGGCAAGCGGCCTAGGCGATGACGTGTTTTCTGGAGGTTTTGATGTGTTTAGTGGTGATGCACTTACTGCCATGGCTCCAAGTGGACTCACAAATGTATTACCAGCAGGGCTTGCAGAATCAGCCAAAGTAATGGGCGGGAGTGTAGTAGGTAATGAAATTGTTGGAAGTGCAAAAAAGTTTGGCAGTGTTTTAGGAAGTGCAGATGGATTTGTAGGCAGTGCAAATCAAATGATATCAGCGGCTACTAATAGTGCATCAGCTTTTGCTGGCGGAACATTCCCAGGCATGGACGGCATAATGAGTGGCAACCTCACTGGCATAACCAATGCGTTACCTGATTTTGGTGCTGATTTAGGAAGTCTAGGAAGTACAGTTGATTTTGGTAGCATAGGCAACCTTGGCTCGCCTGGGCAACTGCTAAAAAACATGGATCTAGCTGGTAACCTTGGTCCAATGTATGACAAAGTAGCCAATATCTCAGTAGATCCACGCATTGCTAGTAGTTTAGGTGCTGATCTTGGCTCAGTTGCAAATGCAGTAAGTTCAAAGACAACCACAACCTTAGGCAGTTTAGGAGTTGATCTAAACAAAGTTGCTGAAATAGGTCCAGCATTGCCCAACAATATTCAAAGCCAGGTATATGATGCATTTGGTGATTTAACAACTACTGAAGTTGCTGATGTAAAAGGTATTCTCAGAAATACACAAGGTGCAATCGCTAAAGGCACCGACCTAATGGATCCACAGAAATTGTTCCCAACAAGTTACAGTACTCTTACTGCTCCATTGAGAACTGCAAGTGTAGGTGATAGAGCTATTTACACTGCCGACGGTGCAGTAAATCAAGAATTTGAAAGCCTTGGTGCAAATCTTGCAGGAGCTTTACCTGATGATCTTGCAATTGCTAACGGTGCATTGGCAAGAAGTTTTGGACAAATCAAAGGTGTTGACGGAACCACTGCTGATTTATTATCAACTGCAAGTACAACTGCTGAAACATTTAAAGACCTAGATTTGATCAAAGATCAAACACAATACGTTACAGATGAGGTAAAGAACTTTTGGACAACAACCTATGCAACAGAAAGCAACATACAATTAGCAACAGGACCAAATGGTACTTACACTGTAAGTGATGTAATTGGTTATGCCGCTGGATACAATAGTGCAGCTCCACTACAACAAAACGCAGTTGAAATGCAAAAACTTATTGATAGTGGTGCTATGGATGTGTTTACTGCTGACAACGGCTCTTCAAGTTCAAACACAGGCATCTATGTTGTTATGGATTATTTTATAGATGGAGCATACGACCCAATAGCACCTGCAACTGATTATATTATTCCTGCAGGTGTATATGGTGCAGGAACCTATGCAACAAAAGAACTTTGTTGGAACGGTATAATTGCGGCAGCTAAAACACTAATGCAAACTTTTTATGCCGCAAATTCTGAAGCACAAACAATACAGAGAAACTTTAAACGTATGCAAGAGCAACAGGCAAGAGAAAAACTAATACGTCAAAAAATGGATCTTGATCTTGATGTTGTTCAAGCCCAAGATACTACTGCAATTCAACTCGCCGCAAATTTACCAGCCTACGGTCTTGATACTACTGCTGGCGGTACTGGCGAACTACTAGAGCGTGTTATGAATTTTTCAAGTACAGGCGGACAAGCCGCAGTCGGTGCAATGCGTGAAGCACGAAACATAGATAAATTAGCAACTGCAAATATTCAAACCGATGCACCAATACCAACCACTCCTCCTAGCAATCCTGGACAAATTGCAAGTAGCACATACACTGTTGCACAGGCAGATGATGTTATTGTACGTTCATAATGTTCAACACTGAAAATATTGCACAAGCAAAAAAAGATTTTGAAAATAACAGATTCTGTGTTATTGACAATGTGCTTGACCAACCATACATTCAAGCATTGTACAAAGCAGCACCTACGATGCCATACCAACTTAGAGCAAGAGCCACTGGTTCTGAAGTACAAACATACCCCGAAGGATTCAAAGATACCAGCGAATTTAAAAACACCTTAGACGAATACATCAACAAAGCAAAAGATTGTTTTAGCTATTTTCATCATGTGTTTGTAGCCGCCAGGTCAAAAAAAGTTCATGATGATAAATTTGTAACTGAGTTTAACCATGTAATACAAGAAGACTATAGTCTAGGACAACCAGATGTAACATTTCATGATCTAGCAAGTGAGATTACTAGCTTTCCAAATATGATTGCTAAAAACGGAAATTATGGATACTATGATTATCAAAGTTGGTTGAAGATGCACAATGATGTAAGACGTTGGTGTGCATACATTTTTTACTTTAACGAAACATGGGAAGCAGACTGGGGCGGACAATTGTGTATTATGGACGATGATGTAAAAGAAATAAAGGCTAGTATCTTACCTTATGGTAACAGACTTGTGCTTATGGATGTTAGCAAAGTTGATATAAACTCGCACTTTGTTTCACCAGTAAGCATTGGAGCCGATCATCCAAGATACAGTCTAAGTGGATGGTTTTATCAAAGAGAAAAGGATGGGCCAGGTCCTGAAAAAAGGTTGACAACATAGCAAATTCGCAGTATATTAATAGTATGATATGTAACAGAAATGGAGACATCACTCATGCTAGACATCAGCAAATATCAATCAGAAGAATATAATGGACTACAAGTGGCTTGCGATTGGATACAAGATCTCGAGGAAAACAATAGTCGCTTACACAAAGAAGGTGTAATTGAAAAAGCTCTTGTTGCGGCAAGACTTGGTAGTTACAGTGCAGAATGCTTTTTATACAACTGTTATCTTGCATATAATCCATTTTTTACCTACAATATAAAACAGGTTCCTGAAACTGAAGGATTAGAGTTTAAAGAAAATCCATGGGTGGCTTTTTGGGGATTGTGCGAAAGTTTACGAACCCGAACAATTACCGGTAATGCCGCCAAAGAAGCAGTTGAACTGATGAGTCAAAAATTTGATAGTGATCAATGGAACATGCTTGCTAGACGTGTGCTTATAAAAGATCTACGTTGTGGCATTACATCAAAAACCATCAACAAGATTGTTGGAAACAGTGAATGGAAAATTCCAGTATTTGAAGTACAACTTGCAACAGACTCAAAAGGACATCCAAAAAAATTAGTTGGCGAAGTGATGATCGAGCCAAAACTAGATGGTGTTAGAACAATTGCTATTCTTACCAAAGACAATGTACAGTTGTTTAGTAGAAATGGAAAACTATTCAACAACTTTCCACAAATTGAACAAGAACTTAAAAAACTTTGTGCAACTGCTACTAAACGAGGCGGTGTAGTGATTGATGGAGAAATCACAGGCAAAAGTTTTCAAGAACTAATGAGAGGTGCAACACGTAAGGATCACGTTGCTACTGATAGTATATTCAATGTGTTTGATACGATGAGTTTGGTAGAATTTAAACAAGGACACAGTAATAGAACACAAAAAGACAGGTTGCTTGCACTAGAAAGTTTAGTAAATAGAGTACAGATGGCAAATGTTGTAATGGTTAAAGGAACACAGATTAACCTTAACAACGAACAAGATCATAAGTTTATGGAACAGTATGCAAACGACTGTGTTGCTGAAGGCTATGAAGGTATTATGATCAAAAAACTAGATGCTCCATATGAATGTAAACGTAGCACATTCTGGATGAAGTGGAAGCCAGTGATAACTGTAGACTTGGAGGTAGTTGATATTGAAGAAGGAACAGGAAGAAATGCAGGACGTTTGGGAGCTCTTGTTTGCGAAGGTGTCGACGACAATCGCACCATACGTGTTAACGTTGGAAGCGGCCTGTCTGATAGTGATAGGGATAATTTTTGGACTAGAAAAGACAGTCTAGTAGGTTACATTGTAGAAGTCAAAGCAGACGCAGTCACACAAAACCAAGATGGAACCTACAGTTTACGTT